ATTTTGTTTATATTGAACAGACGGTCTACATCCAGAACTACCAGACCAGTCGTGACCTATCTTATGTGGTGGGTGCCTCTATGGCTACTTCTGCCTTGAGCGGCGTGTCTGTTTGCGAGGCTAGTCCTTTGGTGTGGAAGGTGGGGATTGGCTATAAGAAGGTAATGAAGGCCGACATCGCTAGGTGGACTGCTGAGACTTCTGAGAAGGAAGCTAAGAAGCGTGCAGCGTTTGAGCGCAAGAATCGTGTTAGGGAGATTCTTGTGGACAGATTTTCTGATGATCTTTTAGATACAGACCAATACGATCATGATATTATAGATGCTATTGGCATCGCCTTGTGGGGATGTCAAAAGCAGGATGATAAAAATCATGAAGGACTTGAGTGACCCCCCGATGAACGTGATACAATACTGCAGGAGCGTGGATTAATGGCCAGAATGGAGCCTTACAAGGATAAGGCGTGGCTCTATGAGCATTACGTTAAGAAGAGGATGAAGCTAACTGATATATGCAAGATTCTTAAACAAACACACAACATTGAGGTAACCCCTCAGGCGCTTTACAACTGGGCCAAGCGGTACGATTTGTTAAGGTTTAGAGGTAAAGGTAGAACGCTGAAGGGTGTATCTCAAAGAAGGCCGAAGTCTCCGATGCAGGATAAGGTTGAGAAGATGAAGAGACAGAGGGCGAAAGAGATGCGTGCCCGCAAGAAGGGAAGGAAGAGATGAAGAAGAGAGAGATTCACACTAAAGACTTGGGTACGTTCGTTAGTTTGGATATGGTGTATAACAAAGTTCGCATTTTTCAGTCTCGTCATAATGAAACTGAGTTTGGTTGTGTAGGCTCTGGCAAGTGCTGCAAGGTGGGTCTTAAGATTCATATGACTGAGGCGGCATATATTGCTTTCCGTATGCGTCAGGAGTATTATCTAATCATGGAGGATCGTGGCGAGGCTTCTGCTACTGAATGGATGAATGGTAAGATTGATCAACTCCTGTCTGGCATGTACGATGATTCTTGGGATTGGGACGAGCAGACAGTCGATGGTCATTGTTCTTTCTGGGATGATGGCTGCACTATTTATGGCTATCGTCCTCTTGTGTGTCGTGCTTATGGCACATTGACTGAAGTCGATGATTTCTGCCCAAGGAAGAGGAATGAGCATAACACGATTGAGCATTTTGCTGGAGAGGGCGTCGAGAGGGTCGTCCAGGAGTTCCAATTGCTTCTAAAGAAGTATGGCGAGGATAATGGTTCTAACATTGAGTATGATGCTGTGGTGTATATGCCTTTGGGGGTTTTGAGTTTTATTCTTGATGAGACGGAGCTTGAGGAGTTGTATCAGCAAACCAGTGACAAGATGTGGGAGGGGTTTGAGGGCTGGTTTAATTACCAGTCTCGCTTTACTCGCCTACATGGTCTGCATGAAGATTTCATCATGCAAGAGGCCAAATTGCGTGGTGCAGTTGATGAGGATGGAAATATACTAGAAAGGACAAACAATGAGTAAGCGTAACGAGGGACATCCTATGTTCCTGAGTGTTTTGAAGGAGATGTCTGATCTGCATAAACGCAAGGGCGCTGATTATGGCGTTGATGAAGATATCTTTTTGAACATTAGACAGTCTGCCGAGTGGGGCGTTCAGCCTTGGGTCGGGGCAATGGTGCGTGCTGGCGATAAGGTGATCCGTTTGAAGTCCGCTGCAGCGGGTAATCATTTGGAGAATGAGTCTGTTGAGGATTCGTTTATAGACTTAGCCTGTTATGCTATCATCGGATTGATTTTGTACAGGGAAGGATTGACCAATGGCTGAAGAATGTCCTCGCTGTAGCGATGAGGGTATTATTGTGTATCTTGAGGGGGCCGATCAGGAGGCGTATAGAATAATTGTGCCTTGGACCTTGATTGAGGAAACTATTTCGACCTTTGTCAAAGATGCAGTAGATGGAATGGGTGAGTTAAAAGAAAGCTCCTCTGATGAGTCGTGACTATGTTAGTTTTGATGACGTATTAATTGAACCTCAATATTCCACGGTACGCAGCAGGGGTGATGTAAGTCTTAAGACACAGCTGTGTGATGGGTTTGAGTTAGATCTCCCTATCATTGCTTCTAATATGGACACTGTTTGTGAATTGGATATGGCCATAGCGATGTCTAAATTGGGTGGATTGGGTGTCATTCATCGCAATCTTATTCATGCCAATCGTATTAGGTGTATCCGGCAGTTGACTAGCATGGGGCTGGCTTCTGCTGTGGCTATGGGTGTGAATGAATTGCGTTTGGCTCCCATGAAGAGGTATATCGAGGCTGGTGTGAGTTGTGTCGTCTTGGATATTGCTCACGGCGACTCTATCCATGCTTTGGAGGCTGTGGAGCAGTTGAGGCGCATGTCTGATCAGAACGATGGGTCTGTATGTATCATTGGTGGCAATGTTGCCACTGCTGATGCTGTCGGCAGGATGGCGAATGCAGGTGCTCATTGCGTTAAGGTGGGTATTGGCCCAGGGGCTGCTTGTTTGACCAGGACTAATACAGGTGTAGGCATACCTCAGCTGTCTGCGATTTTGGAGTGTTCTCACGCTGCTGATTTACAGGGCGTGGGTTGTATTGCTGATGGCGGCATGAAAACTCCGGGTGATATTGCTAAGGCTTTGGCTGCTGGCGCTGATGCTGTGATGCTTGGTGGCATGTTGGCTGGCACTTTGGAGTCTCCGGGTGATATTGTGGAAGTTGATGGAGACAAGTTTAAGACTTATCGCGGCATGGCTTCTAATGGAGCGGGTTCTATGTATATCGAAGGTGCCGAAGGTTTGGTTGAGTATAAGGGCGAGGTTGGTGGCGTGGTGAGTGAGATTACCAACGGTTTACGTAGTGCTTTTTCATATGTTGGCGCTAGTGACATGGTTGAGTATCACTCAAAAGCCACTTTTGTGCGTGTTTCGACGGCATCTATCCTTGAGAATGGTGCTCATGGCACTATTACATGAGGTGTTAACATGCCCTGTTTTTAGATTGCTCTCAGACGTCCGTAGAGGCGTTCTGAGAGCCTTTGAAGGCTTTTATGTATAACCCCCCACCTACACCCCCGGAGGCTGCTGTAGGGGCTCCTAGAGGCCTTAGAGAGCAATCTAGTGGCCCTGCCCCTGCTGCTGTGGTGAATGGGTCTGTAGTTGTGGAAAAAAAAGAAAAATATCTCTAAATATCGCACGGCGGAGTGTTGGGTGGGGTATAATGGAGTCAAGAAGAAGCCCAAGGAGGCACTGACATGGCAGCATGGGAATTCCCCACAGCAACAATTGAGCTTGATACACTAATTGGTGATCTTGGAAGCATTTCTAAGAATACTAATCATGTTGAGTTTGAACTTGGCAGGTCTAAGTATCATGCCAAAACTAATACTATTACTACGGCAGATGATGAGAGGATTACACTAACAGGCAACAGTTTTGTGCAATTGTGCAACCTGATTGACGTACCTTCTAGCTATGCGGGGAGAATGCCTGACACTTTGACTGATTTTACAGTCAACTACCTCCTAACAGAGGGGCCTAGACGCCCATACAACGCTCTTGTGGACGATAAAGGCGTCGCTAGGTCTCTTATGCGCCCTGATTTGCCATATGTGCCACACGATGCCCTCTTGGAGGCCATTGTGGACTCGTTTGATGGTGAAGCGCCCTTTGTTCACCGTTGGGGGGTGAATGACGGCAAGTTTGTCGTCCAATTGCGCTCTCCAGAGCTAACATTTGAAGATCCTGGCGGTTCTGTGTTGTTTGGAGGTGTCGCTGTAGCATATGATGACAGTTGGAAGACTGCTCCTGTGTTTAAGACGTTCCTAAATCGTCTAGTTTGTGATAATGGAGCTTCTGTTAATATTGATGGACGTAAATTTAGGGTAAATGGCTATAGTTCAGATGGAGTCCTTGCTCAGGCGAATGAGTTCTCATCTCTGGCGCTAGATCAGGTCAAGCAGATGGTTGATGGGCTACTGGCTATGCAGCAGGACAAGATTCGCAATGCTGAATCTGCTGTTCGCAACATGTGTGTTCAGTACAGACTCCCTAACAAAATTAAGGAGCTGTTGATACGCTACTTGACAGATGAAGGTTATTTGGCTACTGTTTCTGATGGTATACCGTCTACAATGTATGATATTGTTAACCTTTTCACATATGTTGGCACTCACGACTTTACAATTTCTGTAGAGTACCGTGATCTACTGTGTGAGATTGGTGGCGGTGCAATGTTCGCCCACGATGAGACATGCGAGTCGTGTGGTAGTAAGGTTTAATACAAGGAGGCGCTGTGTGCTGGCATGAACGAGCCAGTACACAGCAACGTTTTAGTGTCTGAGGAAATAGAAACTACCGGAAGTCAGCATACTATCGTTGATGAATTGAACGATATTGAAGAGGCTGGCTTACTTTCGATTAAAGGCTATAAAATATCTGAGATATCTACGGTGATGGATATCACACCGCAACGTGCAAGGCGGTATATAAATGATTACAAGAACATCCTTGATAGAAGGGTTCAAGACGACCCCTACTTCCTAGAGAAGGTGCAGTATAATACACTGCGTGCTATAGAGGAGTTTGAACAGGTTTCCAAGGAGGCTTGGGAGACTGTGACTATAGCTACTGATCATGGTATGATCTCTGCGAGGGTGCAAGCGTTGAAACTTGCTTCAGATGTGGCATCTAAAAAGGCTCAATTGCATCACTTGCTTGGCGGGAATAACGCCGATGTTGAATATGTTGCTAGGATGCAGAGGGCTGAATCTGTGAATCAGATCTTGTCTAAGATCCTGCGCGATACTGTGTCTCAGTTCCCTGAGATTGCAGCCCAGGTAAGGGGCGAGCTTGCTTTAGCCTTTGAGCTGATGGAGATAGGTGAAGAGCTTGAGGAAACTGCTCCGGCAAAGGTCGTTGATGTAGACTCAGACACTGTTGATGCTGAGATAGTGGAAGATAATGATGATGAGGAGGAACCGGAAGGCTTGTAGGGAACTATATGTGCCCTATATAATGTCCTTTTTCTATTAAAGTCGTGGGGAAAGAAATCGACTCTATATAATGGTCAAAACCGGTTAAGAGATGAGTGAATTTTATGGCTTGAACGTTGAGCTTGATGATTTTGATAAACTTTTAAGTCATGATGAACTGGATATGGAGCCAGTTCCAATTGATGTATTTGTAGGTGATCGCAGGTATCTTGGTCTACCGCCATTGTCTGACATCCAAACTGAGATTGTCAAGATGAGTACGCAGATTTTTAATGTTGAAACGTTGAAGAAGCTTCATGGTGATGAGGAAGGGCAGTATATATATGATACATACACTCAAAATGAGGTAATCTGCCAACTTGGTAAAGGTTCTGGTAAGGATCACTGTGCTAGAATAACGATGGCTTATACTATCTATCTTCTGCATTGTCTTAGAGATCCTCTTGGGTATTACGGTAAGGCAACCGGAGTGTATATTGATCTTCTGAATCTAGCTGTGAACGCACAGCAGGCTCAGCGAGTATTTTTTGAACCATTTAAGAACCTACTTCTTTCATCCCCGTGGTTTAACGATCAGGGGTTTGAACCAAGGGTATCAGAAATTTTCTTCTTTTCACGCCCCGTGAGGTGTTTTTCTGGTCACTCTGAATCAGAAGGCTGGGAGGGGTATGAGGTTATGACTGTCATCTTGGATGAGATCTCAGCCTTCAAGACAGACGCTGAGCTAAAAGGAGATGTTAGATCGAAGGGATCTGCATCTGCTATTTACAACATGAGCAAGCTGTCTGTTATGTCTCGCTTTCCTGAGGTTGGTAAGACTATTCTGTTGTCTTTCCCAAGGTACAGGGGGGACTTTATTCAGCAGAGGTATGATGCTTCTATAGCTTCAAACGAGCCTAAGACATGGGCTATTAAAGCTGCTACTTGGGAAGTAAACCCAACTATTGAGAGACACCAGCTAGAATCTGAATATATTAGAAATCCCGTAGAAGCTAGGGCTAGGTTTGAGTGTGAGCCTCCGCACATGGAGGATGCATTCTTTAGAGATGCTGACTTGGTTAGAAGTGCATTCAATTTCACTGAGGATCCTATAGAAGAAGATGGTTCTTTTAAGCCTTGGTTTAATGGTAGTGATAATTTTACAAGATTCATACATGTGGATCTGGCTGTAAAACGTGATAGGGCTGCCTTGTCGATGGTTCATTGTCCTGGGTTGAAGAGTATTAATACTGGTCTAGGCGCAGAGCAGCTACCTGTTATGAATGTGGATCTAGTTTACTCATGGCAAGCGCAGCCTGGTGCGGAGATTAATTTTAGCCAAATTAGAGCTATGATTGTAGACCTATGTAGAAGGTTCTCTGTAGCTA